CAGCCGAAAGCGGGAGATCTGACGTATCTGTTCCGCCCAGGTTATAAGCTCATGTACATCAACAGAGACGAGCCCGATCCGGAGATCCTTCCGATGCTCGGTCGTAATCTGTCGCACGTGAACTACCAGAATCATTACGTCGCGGACAATCTGCATCACGACGTTTACAACATTTACTACTAATAGGAGGAAAACCCTATGTCCAAGCTTGTATGGGACCAGGTCGGCGAAAGAACGTACGAAACTGGTACTAAGAAGGGTGTTCTTTACCCCCAGGTTGGCAATGCTTACCCCAAGGGCGTTGCCTGGAATGGTCTGACTGCCGTTACCGAGTCTCCCGAGGGTGCTGAGGCTAACCCCATTTATGCTGACGATATTAAGTATCTGAACCTCCGCAGTGTCGAGGACTTCGGCTGCACCATCGAGGCTTACACTTACCCTCCGGAGTTTGCCGAGTGCGACGGTTCTGCCGCGTTCGCTCTGGGCGCCAGCATCGGTCAGCAGCCGCGTAAACCGTTCGGCTTCTCCTACGTTTCCACTGTTGGTAACGATACCGAGTATGATCAGCACGGCTATAAGATCCATCTGATCTGGGGCTGCACTGCGTCTCCTTCCGAGAAGGCGTATCAGACCATTAACGATAGCCCCGAGGCTATCACCTTCAGCTGGGAAGTTGATACGATTCCTGTTGAGGTGCCTGGCTTCAAGCCCACCGCTCAGATGACCATCGACTCCACGCTGTTCAAGACCGAAGCTCAGAAGGATAAGCTGAAGGCCCTGGAGGCTATTCTCTATGGCACTGACGCTGACGCTGACGCTCAAGTCGAGGCCACCGAGCCTTGGCTGCCTCTGCCTGCGAAGATCCTGGAGATCCTTGGTGATCCCGAATAAGTAACCATTGGACCTCCTCAGCAATGGGGAGGTCCTCTTATATTTTTGTAAAGGAGAACAAAAATGCTTAAGAAGAACATTACTTACACAAATTTTGAGGGCGCTCCGGTTACTGAGGAGTTCTGCTTTCATATGATGGAGTCCGATTTCGTGGATCTGGACTTCAAATACGAGGAGTATGGCGGCCTTCGTGAGTACCTGAAGAGCCTGATCAAGGATATTCAGGATAAGGGTGAATCTGCTCCCAAGCGTCCGATGTACGAGTTCCTGAAGGAAGTCATTGCGCTTTCTGTCGGCAAGAAAGTCGGCACTCGCTTCGACCGGAGTCAGGACGCCAAGGATCGGTTCTTCCAGACCGGTGCATATTCCAAGTTCATCGTCGACATGCTCAGCGACCCCAATGGTATTGCTGATTTCTTTAATGCCATTACGCCTGCAATCTCCGAGGACAAACGTCAGGAGGCAATCAAGCAGCTTCGCGAAGAGGGCATTAAGGTCGACGACTAAGTCATATTTTAGTCATGCCGTTGACGATAGTTGTCCCTGGCGGCGAGCTATTCGATCCGGCGACAAGCGAGTTTATCGAAACCAAGGAAACGAAACTTACGCTGGAGCACTCCTTGCTCAGTATCTCCAAGTGGGAGGCGAAGTGGCATAAGCCGTATCTTTCCAGGGAAGAGAAAACAGCAGAAGAGGCAGTTGACTACATTCGTTGCATGACTTTGAACGGACCGATAGATCCAAATGTCTATAAAGTTCTCTCACGGGAGAATGTCGATGAGATAACAAAGTACATGAACGATCCGATGACAGCCACTACCTTTAAAAGAGAAAACAAAAAAGCGTCCAGAGAGATCATTACGAATGAGATCATTTACTACTGGATGACCGCTTTAAACATACCTTTTGATCCGTGCCAGAAATGGCACTTGTCTCGTCTCATGACTCTGATCGAGGTCTGCTCGTTGAAACAGCAGCCACCGAAGAAGATGTCAAAGGCAGACACATTGAAACGCAACCACGCTCTCAACGCGCAACGGAGAGCTATGCATCATACGCGTGGATAGTCGGAGGCTCGTAATACCATGATTACTGTAACGTCCAAAGGCGACTTTAAGAAAACCAGAAAATTCTTACGGAATGCGAAACGCGCCGATCCGTTGGCCATTCTTCAGAAGTATGGAGAAATCGGGGTCAACGCTTTGGCTGAAGCTACTCCAAGAGACACCGGATTGACAGCGAACTCGTGGTATTACGAGATCTCTACGGAAGGGAAACTCTACTATCTGAACTTTTACAATTCGAATATTCAAAATGGCATGAGAATTGCCGTTATTCTGGACCTTGGGCATGGAACCAACAATGGCGGTTACGTACAAGGCAGAAATTACATCAAACCGACGATTCAACCCGTTTTTGATGAGATTGCGAATGCTGCCTGGAAGGAGGTAACCGATGCCTAATAACGCAAATGTCGACGAACGCGTAGTAGAAATGAAGATTGACAACCGTCAGTTTGTTGACGGTGCCAATAAAACTATTAGTGTTCTCGATAAACTAAAAAATGCTCTGAACTTCAGGGATGCTACCGACGGTGTCGACAATGTTCAAAAGTCTTTCGATAAGCTCGATCTATCCGGCGTGGCGTCCGATGTGGAACAGATTTCCAGTCGGTTTTCTACCCTGGGGGTTATCGGAACTCAGGCGATCAAGAACCTTACCGATAAAGTCGTAAACTTTGCGACAAATACGATAAAAGGGTTGACCATTGACCCGATCATTGGTGGTTTCGAGAAGTACAACCAGATCCTTCAGGACACTTACACTATTCTTTCTGCAACTAAGCAGGAAGACTATAGTATACAAGGCTACGGTACTCAGCTAGAGTACGTTAACGACCAGATGGAGCTTCTGATGTGGTACGCCGATGAGACTTCGGCTACCATTTCGGACATGACCAATACTGTCGGCAAACTTACTAGCTCAGGTTTGAAGCTCGCAAACGCTGCTTCTACCGCAATGGGCATATACAATGTAGCCTACTCCGCCGGCGCTACCAAAAACGAAGCCGGGCGAGCGCTGTACAACTTTGCTCAGGCTATGGCTGCAGGTACGGTTAAGCTCATGGACTGGCGTTCGATCGAAAACGCCAACATGGCGACCCTTGAGTTCAAACAGCAAATTCTGGAAACCGCAGCCTCCGCTTACGCAGCGGAAAAAGGTTTTCAGTCACTAAAAAAGCAGGCTGACGGCACGTACAAGACAATGGATGGTGTCGTCGTTACTGCCGAAAACTTTGCGCAGACTCTTCAGACTGGATGGTTTAACCAGGGTGTTCTGGAGAAGGTCCTTACGGATTACGGTGAATACTCCAGACGTCTGCAGGCCGTAATGTCTGACTCCGGGTTCGAGCGGTATGGGTACGGCTCTGCCCAAATTGCCGATATGCTTGAGGCTACCGGCGGAGCCGAAGAGAAGTTGATCGCTGTTCATGACGAGCTCGAGAAAAAAATGGGCAAGATGACACCGAGCATCGATTCGCTTCGGTATTCGTACGAGCTCCTGACAGATGCCGAGATAGAGGTCAGTCGGAACGCCCATAAGATGGGTTCCGAATATCACACGTTTAATGACGTTCTTGACGCTACAAAGGACGCTGTTTCCACGGGATGGGCAAAAACTTTTCAAAAGATCATCGGCGATGCTGAACAGGCCAAGGACGTCTGGGCGGCCGTTGGCGAGGAATTTTACAACATATTTGCAGCTGGGGCTGCCGATCGAAACGCGATTCTTGGATTTTGGGCTGATCCAAGCACTTTGAGTAATCCTGCATATCAGAATCTCGTAAGCGGTCGTGAGTCTTTACTTAATGCCATCGCCACACTTTATCGGGGCATCCGGACGTACATCGATCCGATCGTCGAAGCGTTCAATGAGGTATTTAGTCTTGGAGCCAGCGCCGGCGAGGGTGAATCCCCGATAGAGGTCGCTGCTCAGAAGATCCTCGATCTTACGTACGCGTTTGAAGAGTTCACCGAAAAGGTTGCTCTCAGTGATGACGCGGTCGAAGGAATTCGTGTCGTATTCAATGGCATATTCTCCGCCATCAAGAAGGGGCTCGGCGTCTTCAAGCCGTTCTTCAGTGTTCTCGGAACCGGTATCGGTTACATTAAAGACTTCATTGAGATTTTCTTCGAGTCGTTTGCTTCCGGTAGTTTCGATTCCAATTATTTTCTCGGTGGAATGGGGACCCTGTTCGAGAACATTCGAGGGAGTATAGAAGGCGCCTGGAGTGCTGCCGTAAGGTTCTACGATTCCCTTAAGAACTCCAATGCGCTTCAGACCGTTGCCGGACTGCTGGGCAGAGTGTTCGGAGGTCTTGTTTCGATATTTAATGTTGCAGTCGAAAAGTTTAGCGACATTAAGCTGACATCCGTGCAGCTCGAAAACCCGTTGACTAAAATCAGCGAGCTGTGGAACACAATCAAAGAGCGAATCGGCGACATTAAGATCGATACAACTAAACTGCAAGAGCTTTTCGGAAAACTCGGAACGATCATAAGTACCGCATACGAGGGAATCACTGGCGACTCTACAGCTTTTAAAGAGCGGTTTAAGCTTATGGCCGAGAATGCTATCGCTGGCATCAAAGAAGCTCTTAAAGAGGTCAAGCTCGGCGATGTTCTGGAAGGCGCGAAAATCGGTAGTCTTCTGTATGTCGGTCTTGAGTTTGCAAAGTTTGTAAGCTCGTTCACTGCCGCTGCGAAGAAGTTCGAGTCCATTCCTGAGTCTATTTCTGGTGTATTCAACAGTCTTTCTACTACTATCGAATCCTATGGTAAAGCCAAAGCGGCCGATACTATGCTCAAGATCGCAGCGTCGATTCTGATTCTTACGGTCGCAATGGTAGGACTTTCGTTTGTTCCGACAGAGAAACTGGTCGAAGTAGCTACGGTTCTCGGAATTCTCATGGCAATCATGATGCAGATCTCCAAGAATCTCGGCGAGACCGGCAAGCTGTCCAGAAATAAAACGACCATTACCCTGATCCCGAAGCTGGCAGCGACGATCATTGCCGTTGCTATATTTATCGCTGCTGCAGCTGCAGCTATCGTTTCTGTTGGAAAACTCGAGTGGCCTGACATATGGAAAGGGCTTGCTGTTATAGGCATTTTGCTTGTCGCTCTTGTAGGCTCTGTGGCGCTGCTCGAAAAGCTTGGAAAAGATGAGTCCAAACTTAAGGTCGGCGTTCTAGCCAAAATCATTATATTTGCCGCGACAATCAATGCCGCCGCGAAGGCTATCGCAACGCTCAAAGATGTCAACAAAGAAACGCTGCTTTCCGCAGCTGCGTCTATATCTCTCATTATGATAATAATGGGAATACTGATCGCGATATCTTCTACAGAAACTGTTGGAGGCGGTGTCGGCTCGTTCCTGGTCATGCTTGGCATGGTAGGAGTTATGTACGCGATGGTTCCTCTTCTCGCCGGCCTTACTGCGGCTATGGGTGGAGAAGATGGTGGCAAAAAGATTTGGAAAGCTGTTCTGGTAGTGGCTGCTATAGCAGGCGTCGCAGTGATCTTCGCCGGGTTAATGGCCGCAGTCGGTAAGATAAAGGGCGCCAAGATGGGCGCGGTCCTGCTTGGTGTCATAGCAGCATCGGTTCTTGCTTTGTCCGTGGCCCTCCTTATTTCTGTTCCCGCCATTTTAGCTATGGTTACAGGACTTGTCGGTGTTCTGGGACTCATCGATAAAAGCATAAGCAAAATGACAGACTGGGAGCGTTCCACTAAGGTTCTCGTTGCTTTAGGTGTAGCTATGGTCCTGCTCGGTGTTGGCGCTTTTGCTTTCGGAGCGGGTCTGCTAAGCGCTGCAGCAGCGTTCACGGTTTTCTCCGTTGGTCTTCTTCTATCTTCAATTGCAGCTGGTCTGCTCGCGGTGGCTATTGTTCCGCTTGCAAATGCGTTCTCTACGTTCTGTAGCATCCTTCTGGACAACTGGCAAGCTGTTCTGATTGTAACTTCTGTGCTGGTTATTCTCGGCGTTGTCGTAGCACTCATATCCAAAAAGGTTGACGTTCTCGGCAAGTTTATGGAGTTCTGCGGTAAGGTCTTCAAAGCGTTTGTTGATAATGGTCCGCAGCTTCTGGCCATGTTGGCTATCGTCGCGTCTGGTATTCTGGATTTCATTTTGCAGATGATTCCGATGGTTATCGATTTCCTGGTTAAGGCGATTGCGGTTATTCTGAATGGCGCCGCAAACAGCATTCGGGCCAACGCGGATGCGATCGTTCACGCTATAGAGAATCTGATCTCGGCTATTCTTGAGCTTGCGTACAAGGCGTTCTGGACTCTTCTTGGAGATATTGTGGGTCTCATAGTTGCTGTATTCGCCGGTGAGAATGCCGGAAAATGGATCAAAGAAATAATGTCCGGAATTGGAGATTCCGCAGCCGAAGGCATACACGGTATATTTGCTACAGCGCAAGGTGAAGTAGAGGTCGGAAGCGCAGCAACGGTAGAATCCATAAAAACGCACATGCGCATAACGCCCGAGGAAGTTGAGACTTCACTTAACGGAGTGCCGACGGGCGTGTCTAACGCCATGACGACAAGCGAAGAAGTAGCGGCGGTCGGCGGGTCGAACACAATCAATTCGTTTAAATCTTCCGTTGCTGGCAAAATTCCGGGTCTTAACGGCGATCTTACGACTATGTTCGGCAGCGCCATGAACATTGATACTGCTGGCTATGGCGATATTCTTGGTCAGAACTTTGTTATCGGAACCGGTAACGGCGCAATAGATCAGGGACCATGGTTGAATGAGACCATGGGTAAGTTGGCTAACAACGCCAGTAAATCGTGGGCTAGGAACTGGGAAGTTCAGTCTCCTTCCAAAGTTGGCGCCAGACTTGGTCGTTTCTGGGATCTTGGTATCGTGCAGGGACTTGAGAACAACGCCGGCCAGATCAACAGCACTTCTGAGATGCTCGCATTCAAAATGGTAGACTCCGTCAAGAATGCCATGTCTTTGGTATACGCGCTGGCCAACGACGACTTCTCTATTAGTCCCACGATCACACCTGTCGTCGATATGACCGGTGTTACAGATAGTGCCAACTCTATTTCCAGTATGCTCTCCGGTACATCGACTGTTACCGGTCGAGTATCGCAAATCAATCGTTCCATTTCTGATCTTGAGAATCTGGCTGCTGATATGCAGACCATTAGTGAGGCTCGAGCCAACACGTCTCAGGACACATACGAGATCAACATTTATCCGACGCCCGACATGGACGAAGAAGCTGTCGCTGATGCGGTTCTTGATCGTCTTAGCTCCGGTGTTGTAAGAAGGGGGGCGGCCTTAGGTTGATCGAATTTGCAGGCATTCGAAGCGATGAAAAGTACGTTATCGTAGAACACTATCCTTCGAGAAAATTCCCTAAGCGAAAATACATCGTCCAGGTTGTCCCCGGACGGTCTGATGACATCGTGATTCCAGAGGCGGACGATGCTTTCAGCAATTACGATGAAAAGTATACTGTGTTCCTCGACTCTAAAGCCCCAGGTTTGCCTCAGGCAGCCAGGGGCTTAGCCGAGTGGCTTCTTGGGAACCCAGGTTACCAGAGGCTTGAGGACAGCTACGATCCGGACTTCTATCGCATGGCCTATTATTCCGGTGGCGAAGAGTTCCTGAACGTATTTAATGAATACGGGCGTGGGCAACTGACATTTACCTGCGCTCCGAAACGGTTTTACAAGACGGGCGAGA